GATGATGACCCAACGGTTAATAATGGTATACTAATATACAATACTGCTAACAGTACATATACATTAACAAATATACCACAAGGTGCATTCGTAGAATACGAATACACAGCAGCTAATGGACAAACTAACTTTGCTGGTAATGATAACAATTCAGCAAGTTTAAATTATAGAAGTGCAGATGCACTTAAAGTTTATTTGAATGGTATTCTTTTAGAGAATACAACTGACTACACAGCAACAAATGGTGCTAATGTAGTACTTACTTCTGGAGCAAGTAATAATGATATCTTACAGATACATTCATTTAACATATTCAGTAGTAATAATATTTCTGTAGCTTCAAATAATAATATTGGAATAGCTAATACTAATCCAGATCATTTATTTTCAGTTAACGGAAAAGCATACTTCGGGGCTAACGTCGTAGTTAATGGTACATTAATAGACGATAGTAATAGATCACTTAAAGTATATTATGCTAATGGTGACGTTGCATGGGGATAACAAATGCCAAGTAAAGCAAGACATTTAGCAGATTTAATAGCAGTAGGTTCAAGAGGTAAAGCATTAGGTAATACTGACGTATCTATCAAATCAGATAAAGTTAGTAATACAGCTGTTAATAGATTAGGAACAGGAGCAGCTGATGATTTATTAGTTGCAAATACCTCTAGTGATAAGATAGGAATACAAACAACTAACCCACAAGCAGTATTAGATGTTGAGGGCGATATAAGAGTAGGAACAGATTTAGAAGATAATACCGGTAGAGTGTTTAAAACATACTATGCTAACGGTAGTATTGCTTGGGGAGAATAAATAATAATATGAGTAGACCAACAAGTAAAGCAACATTCAAAGAACATTGTCTCAGAAGATTGGGTAAACCAGTTATTGAGATTAATGTTGATGAAGACCAAGTAGATGACAGAGTAGATGAAGCATTGGATTATTATGCTGATTATCACTTTGATGCATTTGAACCAACATACTATAAACACCAAGTCACTCAAACAGACATTGATAACAAATATGTGACTATGCCAGAAAATATAATTGGTGTTGTAGATATGTTTGATGTCGGTGATGCAACAAGTACAAACAATTTATTTAATGTTAGATATCAAATAGCATTGAATGACTTATATGATTTAAGTAGATATGAGTTAGTACCATTCTATATGAACTTCCAGAATATCAGAATGATAGAAGAGATATTAGTTGGTAAACAAAGACTAAGATATAATAGACACATGAACAGAGCTCATGTAGATATGGATTGGGAAAGAACACCAGTAGGTACATATCTTGTATTCAAAGCATATAGAGTTATTGATCCAGATACATTTACAGATGTATGGAAAGACAGATGGCTATTGAGATATGCAGCATGCTTAATTAAATTACAATGGGGATCAAACTTAATCAAGTTCGAAGGAATGCAATTACCTGGAGGAGTTCAGTTTAACGGGATGAAGCTCTATGATGATGCCTTTGCTGAAAGACAGCAACTAGAAGAAGAAATGGCAACAGCATACGTATACCCACCAGAAGATATGGTAGGATAATCCAATGGCCCAGAACGTATTCTTCAACAACTTTGCAAACAGCCAAGAACAAAAGCTGATAGAAGACCTTACTATAGAGTCTATTGGCATCTATGGTATCGAAGCATACTACTTACCTAAAACATACTACGACTATGATAACCTTTATGGTGAAAGTGATTTAGGTACGTTTGCAGATTACTATAATGTACCAATGTATATTAATAGTGTTGAAGGATTTGGTGGTGAAGGAGACTTCTTATCTAAGTTTGGTGTAGAACAAAGAGATACAATGACAATGTCTGTTGCTAGATATACTTTTGAAAACGAAGTAGGTAATGAGACAAAAGCAAATATAGCCAGACCAAGAGAAGGCGATATTATATACTTCCCATTAAACAAAAAATTATATTCTATCAACTTTGTAGAACATGAACCAGTATTTTATCAAATGGGTGCTTTACAATTCTATGAATTAAGATTAGATATGTTTGAATATAGTGGAGAAAGATTCAACACTGGTCTATATGAAATAGATAAACTAGAAACAAGAAGATCAACAGACATCTTTATGAACTCTCAGTTTGAAATGGAAACTGGAGATCCACCATTACCAATTCACTTAGAAGATGGAACAAGAATATTATTAAGTGGATACACAGAACAAGATGTAGATGATGTTACGGACAGTGAAGATACATATATTGAAACACAAGCAGATAACTTTATTGACTTTAGTGACGCAGATCCATTTAGTGAAGGCGGGAACTTCTAATGTTTGGACATAAGTTTTATCATCAGTCATTAAGAAAGTACATTATATTGATGGGTACTTTGTTTAATGATATTCATATACAAAGGCGTAATGCTAATGATAATGTTATACAAACTATTAAGTGTCCATTAACATATGCACCAAGAGAAAAAGTCACAGCAAGGTTAGAGCAAAACCCTACATTAACAGAACAACAAGCAATACTACTTCCAAGAATATCTTTTGAGATGACTACATTAATGTATGATCCAGCTAGGAAGTTGAATACAATGAATAAGTGGACAAAGGATCCAGGAGATGCAGCTACTGGTGGTAAAATAAAACATATGTTTCAACCAGTACCATATGATATATCTTTTGATCTTAATATCTATACAAGATATGCAGAAGATGCAACTCAAATATTAGAACAAATTTTACCTTTCTTCACACCAGAATTTACAGCAACTATTGATTTAGTACCAGAGATGGGAACTAAAGTTGATGTACCAATAGTATTAGAATCTCTCTCATCACAAGACACTTATGAGGGTGATTTTGAAACAAGAAGAGCTTTGATATGGAATCTTGGTTTCAGAATGAAATCATATCTGTACGGTCCAATAAAAGAGACTATGCCAATTAAAGGAGCAAACATTGGAGTGTTCGCTACACAATCTAATGGAGCGTATTCAAACACACGTTCTACTGCGGTTAAAGTCAAGCCAGGATTGCTTGCAAATGGTAGCCCAACTACGAATGCTGCAGCATCAGTCTCTGCAAACAATATAAATAGTACAGACGACTATGGATTCATAGTAGATTTTGAGGATTATTTTGATGGCGGAACATAATGATAAAATAGCAGAGACTTTAGACTTAACTCCAGTAGAACCAAAAGAGATAGTAGAAGTTAAACCTGCAGACGATAAATTAGAAAACGACTTTCAATATGCAAGAGAAAATTTGTATAACATAATTGAAAGAGGAACTGATGCACTGAACGGTATAGTAGACTTAGCTAACCAATCACAACACCCACGATCTTTTGAAGTTGTAGCAGACTTAGTAAGAACATTATCTGGTGCTAATAAAGACTTATTAGATATTCAAAAGAAAATGAAAGACATGGATCCAGAAAAGCATGGTCCAAAGAAAGTAGAAAACAATTTGTTTATTGGTTCTACAAAAGACTTAACCGATCTATTAGATGGTGGAGCAAGAAAAATAAAACCAATTAAAAAGAAAAAAGATGGCTGATCATTACTTAGGCAATCCTAAATTAAAAAAAGCTAACATACATATTGATTTCTCTCAAGAAGAGATTCAAGAAGTTGTTAAATGTTCTAAAGATATAGTTTACTTTTGTGAAAAATATCTAAAGATTATTAATATTGATGAAGGACTAATGCCGTATGAACCTTACGATTATCAAAAACAGATAATGCATGAGGTTAATGATAATAGATTTGTTATCTGTAAGATGCCTCGTCAGACAGGTAAAACAACAACAATGGTAGCAATAATGCTACACTATGCTTTATTTAATCCAGACTTCAATGTAGCAATTCTTGCTAACAAATCAGCAACAGCTAGAGAGATTTTAGGAAGATTACAATTAGCATATGAAAACTTACCTTGGTTTTTACAACAAGGTATAGTAGAATGGAACAAAGGTAATATTGTTTTGGAGAACGGATCCAAAATATTTGCATCATCTACATCAGCATCTGCAATCAGGGGTATGTCTATCAACTTAGTATACTTAGATGAGTTTGCATTTGTTCCATCAACAGTACAAGAAGAATTTTTTAACTCTGTATATCCTACAATATCATCTGGTAGATCATCAAGAGTATTGATTACATCTACACCAAATGGTATGAATATGTTTTATAAACTATGGCATGATGCAGAAAAAGGTTTTAATGATTATGCTACAGTAAGTGTTAACTGGTGGGATGTACCAGGAAGAGATGAAGAGTGGAAAGAACAAACAATAAGAAACACATCAGAGAAACAATTTGCAGTTGAGTTTGAATGTGAGTTTCTCGGATCATCAAGTACATTAATTGATCCTCATAAGTTGAGACATTTAGTATTTGAAAATCCATTAGAACATAATGAAAGTTTAAAAATATTTGAAAAGCCTAAACCTGAACATATCTACACAATAACAGCAGATACAAGTAGAGGCGTAGGAGGAGACTATAGTGCATTTGCAGTTATAGATGTGACAAAGGTACCTTACAAGGTAGTCGCAACATATAGAAACAATACAATTGCACCAGTGTTATATCCTAAAGCAATATATAATGCAGCAAGAGCATATAATAA